ATTTCCTTTTGGCAAAAATGATGACCTATGCGATACTATGACTCAAGCTTTGATGAGATTCAGAGAGGGTGGGCTAGTTTCTCTTGGTGATGACTATGAAGACAGAGAGAAAGCGCCAGTAAAAAGGGTATACTATTAAAATGATGTTAATATTTCTTACAGAATATGAGGAAGAAGGGACTTGTTTTGGTGGGCCTTTTATAGTGGCTCCTAACTGGGAAGAGGCAGAGAAACAAGCATCTCATTGTAACATTACTATTATCGGTAGTTTGTCTGAATCGCTTGTTGGGCCTGTAATAGAGAAAAAAGAAAGAGTACTACACTAATGGCAATAGACAAAGAAATTAATCCTACGGTTTTAAACGAAGAGAATCAAGTTCCGCTTGGTCAAGAAAACATGAGTATTGCTTTAGAAGCAATAAGAGATTCAGGGACTGACGGTTTTGAAATGCAAGAAGATGGCAGCGCTATTCTAGGCGAAACCATGACCGAAGAAGTTGAAACAGATTTTGATAGTAACTTAGCTGAAGTATTAGATGATCAAGAATTAAGAGTTATCTCTAATGAGTTAATAGCAGGAATAGAAAAAGATAAAGCTTCAAGAGAAGACTGGGAAAAAACATACAAAGACGGATTAGAGTATCTTGGTATGAGATTTGATGCTGAGAGATCCGAACCTTTTAAAGGTGCTTCAGGAGTTATTCACCCTTTATTAGGAGAAGCTGTAACAACATTTCAAGCTCAGGCTTACAAAGAACTTTTACCGTCAGGTGGCCCAGTTAAAACTCAAGTAATAGGTGCTTACGATTCTTTGGTAGAAGAACAAGCGCAAAGAGTTAAAGAGTTTATGAACTATCAAATTACTCACGTAATGGAAGAGTTTGATGAAGAGCTAGATCAATTGCTTTTTTATCTACCGTTAGCTGGATCTGCATTTAAGAAAGTCTATTATGATGAAAGCTTAGGAAGAGCAGTATCTAAGTTTATTGCTCCTGAAGATTTAATCGTTCCATATTACACAACCGATTTAGAGTCATGTCCTAGAATTACTAATGTTGTAAAAATTTCAGAAAACGAAGTTAGAAAATTACAAGCAGCAGGTTTTTACAGAAAAATAGATTTAGAAAGTGGCGAAAGCGCTAATGATTATAGTGGTGTCAAAGAAGAAATAGACAAGCTATCTGGAATGGAGCCATCCTATGATGACGGTGAAGTTTCACTTCTTTACGAAGTACATTGCAACTTAGAGCTTGAAGGCTTTGAGGACTTAGATGATGAGGGTGAGCCAACAGGAATTAAGCTGCCTTATATCGTTACGATAGATGCTAATTCAAATGAAATACTTTCTGTTAGAAGAAACTACAAAGAAGATGACGAGCTAAAAAATAAAATAGAATACTTTGTTCACTTTAAATTTTTACCAGGTTTAGGATTCTACGGCTTTGGTTTAACTCATATGATTGGTGGCTTGTCAAAAGCTTCAACATCTATCATGAGACAATTAATTGATGCTGGTACTTTAGCTAATCTACCTGCTGGTTTTAAGACCAGAGGTATTAGAATTAGAGACGAAGACACTCCAATACAACCAGGAGAATTTAGAGATGTAGATGCTCCAGGTGGATCGTTAAGAGATTCAATACAGCCACTACCATTTAAAGAGCCTAGTGGAACCTTGCTTCAGTTATTAAACATGTTGGTTAATTCAGGACAAAAGTTTGCATCTATTGCAGAAATTAATACAGGCCAAGGCAACCCAAATGCTCCAGTAGGAACTACGTTAGCTTTATTAGAAAGATCTACAAAAGTATTGTCTGCAATCCACAAAAGATTACACAACTCTCAAAAGAAAGAATTTAGAATTATGGCTAAAGTGTTCCAAGAATACTTGCCGCAAGAATATCCTTATGCAGTAGCAAATAACGAAACAACTATTAAGTTGTCTGATTTTGATGAGAAAGTAGATATCTTCCCTATATCTAATCCAGATATATTTAGTCAATCTCAAAGAATAGCTATGGCTCAAGAGATGATGCAGCTAGTGCAATCTAACCCACAAGTTCATGGACCTAACGGTACTTACGAAGCTTACAAAAGAATGTATGCAGCGATTGGTGTAGATAACGTTGATCAAATACTTACGCCGCCACCTCCTACAGATCCACTTCCACTTGAAGCTGGGTTTGAGAATAATCAATTGTTATTAGGTCAAACAGCTCAAGCGTTCCCACAACAAAATCATGATGCGCATATTTCAATTCACATGTCTTTGTTAAACACACCTCCTGTTCAAATGAATGCTCAAGTACAAGCTTTGATACATTCACATATCATGCAACATTTACAAATGAAAGCAGACATTCTTGGTGAGCAACAAATGCCACCAGAAGTTATGCAACAGTTCCAACAGTTGCAACAACAAGCTCAACAAGGATCTCCAGAAGAAGCACAAAACTTATCTATTCAAGCAGGTGATCTATTAGCACAATTCTCATCTCCAATTCTTGCTGAGTTATTAACAGAGTACAATCAAAAAGTTGCTTCTCCTCAAGACGAAGATCCATTAGTAGCTATTAGAAAACAAGAGCTTGCACTAAAAGGTCAAGAGCTATCTATAGAGCAACAACAATTCTTAGCTGCTGAACAAAGAAAAACTCAAGAAGCACAACAAAGAATGAATGTTGACAGAGAAAGAATTGGCGCCCAGGAAGATATTGCTGAGTTAAGAGACGATACTGCAAGAGCCAGAATGGAGCAACAAGCTAGATTTAAACTACTTGATCAAAGAAACAAACAATAGTAATGCCGTTAAAGTTTAAAACTCTTGGTTCTGGTATAGACAAACAAAAAAGCAAAACTAAAAGAACTTCTATAGGCGATAGCAACAATACTTATCCCAAAAATAAAAACGCAAAAAAACAATATAAAAAATACAGAGGTCAAGGAAAATAAAAACTTGCAAATCCTGTATTTAACCAAGATAATAAACAACATGATAAAAAGAACTGAGATATCACAACAAAAAACTCCAACTGTAACTAAGAATAAAGCTAGCTACAGTAATAAAGGTCTTGCTCCTTTAAAAACAGACGCAGGAACTTTTGACGCCAACACAACTCCTAAACCTGGAATGGGTAAAGGTAAATGCAGAGGTATGGGCGCCGCCGAATTTGGTGGCAAGTTTTCTGGCATTTATTAAGTGTCGGTAGTTTGGATAGGCCAAAAATTTTTAACAGAAATTGAGGCTCAAAAAGAAAGCGTAAAGGATGTAATTTTAGCTGGGACTAAAGACTTTGCGCAATATCAGTACCTGTGTGGACGTTACAGCTCTCTCGTCGACGCAGAAAATTCATTTAGGGAGCTGCTAGGGAAAATACAAGAAGATGCCGAAGATACACGTACCTGACCATGTTGCTCAAGCAATCGAAAAAGAAACTGCTGAGAAAAACAAAAAACCAAAAGAAAAAAAAGAAAAGCCTGCCTTAGAGGAAAGTATTCCTTATGTTGAACAAGGTGCTAGAGTTTTAGATCCTACTCTTTTGGACAAATCAATTTTAGATAGAATGCCTCAACCTACTGGCTGGAGAATGCTTATTCTTCCATACAAAGGTAAGGCAGTAACAGAAGGTGGTATCCACTTAGTACAATCAACGGTTGATAGAGAGTCTCTAGCTACGGTTGTAGGGTATGTTGTTAAAATGGGTCCTGATTGCTACAAAGATTCAAGCAAGTTTGCTGAAGCTTGGTGTCAGGAAAAACAATGGGTGTTGATAGGAAGGTATGCTGGCGCTCGCTTTAGACTTGGTGATGAATCTGAATGCAGAATCATTAACGATGATGAGGTGATTGCTACTATATTAGATCCTGACGATATTCTTGCAGTATAAGGAGTAAATATGTCTGAAGAAGCAAAGAATGAAGAAATAGTTGATGAGGGTGAGGTTATTGAAGTAGATTTACCAGAGGAAAAACCTAGCGGTAGAATTGCAGATCTTGTACCCCAAGAAGAAAATGATACGGAAGCTGAAGAAGCAATTACAGATGTATCAGAAGAAAAGTCTGCTGAAGAATTAGAAGACTATTCTGAAAAGGTTAAAAAAAGAATTGGTAATTTAACTCGCAAGTTAAGAGAGGCTGAAAGAGGCCAGGAATCTGCTTACGAGTATGCCAAAAGAATTTCAGAAGAAAATCAACATTTAAAAACAAGATCTTCTTCTCTAGATAGATCTTATTTACAAGAAGCAGAGGGCAGACTTAAATCTCAAAAAGCACAAGCTTTAGCAGCATTAAAGAATGCTCATGAAGTTGCAGATTACGACAAAGTTGCAAAAGCACAAGAAGTTTTGTCTAAAATTGCGGTAGAAGAAAACAAAGTAAGTGTTTCAAAAAATCAATTAGAACATCAAAGAAATGTTCAAGAAGATCAACAAGCAAACTATCAAAATTATGTTGCAAATCAACCCCAACCAGTTCAACAAAATGTTGCTCCGCAACTTGGTGAAAGAGAACAAGGGTGGGTAGAAAAGAACGAATGGTTTGGTCAAGACGAAGTAATGACTATGGGTGCTATGGCAATCAACAATCAGCTAGAAAATGAAGGCTTTGACGTTGGTTCAGAAGAGTACTATACTGAGGTTGATAGGAGAATTCGTAAAGAGTTCCCACAGAAGTTTACAGAATCTTCTGTTAAATCTAAGCCTCAGCAAAAGGTGGCTTCGGCAGGTAGGGTAGCTGGTAATGCCAGTTCCAATAAAAGGCAAGTAAAATTGTCTCCATCCGAAGTTCAAATGGCTAAAAGATTAAACGTACCACTAGGTGAGTACGCTAAATACGTTAAAAGGTAAAACTATGACAGAAGATAAAAAAGATTTAAACAGAACCTCGCGTTCTGCCGACACTCGAGCAACAAAAGAAGCTCGCAAACCCTGGAGTCCACCATCAATGTTGGATACTCCTCCCGCGCCTGAAGGTTATACCTACAGGTGGATAAGAGCTGAAATCGCAGGTCAAGAAGATAGAAAAAATGTAACTTCTAGGATGAGAGAGGGTTTCGACCTTGTCAGAGCCGAAGAGTTAGATGGATTCGAGCTTCCTACTTTAGATGACGGTAAACACGCGGGAGTAGTCGCAGTTGGTGGCTTGCTATTGGCCAAGATTCCTAACGAAACACGCGAAGAGAGAAACTCCTACTTCGCAGATCGTGCGCACACTCAGCAAGATGCTGTAGACAACGATCTATTAAGAGAATCTGACCCAAACTCTCCGATGTTAAAACCAGAGAGAACAAGCAAAGTAACTTTTGGAGGTGGTCAACGCAGTTGATCATCACTTTTTTTAATTTTAAATAATATAGGTGACTTATTATGTCTAACAAAAATGCACCCTTTGGAGCAAGAGTAGTAGGTAAATTAGGTTCTGGTGTTGCTAATGGCGGCATGACGGAATATAAAATTGCTTCTGGCGCTTCTGGGAATATTTTTTCAGGCGATTTAGTAAAAATGACTAGTGCAGGAACTATTTTAGTTTCAGCTGCTGGTGATGAATCTGTAGGAATTTTTAGAGGTTGTTCTTTTACAAACTCTGCTGGTGATACTGTTTTCAGTTCACATTTTCCTACTGGAACTGTATCGTCCGATATTGTAGCGTTTGTCGTAGATGACCCTAATGCTGTATTTGAAATTCAGAGCGCAGGTTCTCCAGCGCAGACTGATGTTGGCTTAAATGCAGATATTTCTTACACTGGTGGTTCTGTGAAAACAGGCATGTCAGCAGTAGAACTATCTGGAACAACAGCCGCAACAACTGCGACTTTCAGAATCATGGGTTTTAGCTCTGATCCAGATAACAGTACAACAGGTTCAGCTAACGTTAACGTTATAGTTAAGTTTAATGAGCATTTCTATGTCGATCCTACAGGAGTATAAATAATGGCTATTAATAGAGCGCAATTAGCGAAAGAATTAGAGCCAGGTTTGAACGCCTTGTTCGGTATGGAATATGCTAGGTACGAAGCAGAACACACAGAAATCTACGACACAGAGAGTTCTGATAGAGCGTTTGAAGAAGAAACTTTAATCGTTGGGTTTGGTAATGCAGAAGTAAAATCAGAAGGTAGTGGTGTCAGATTTGACACAGCTAACGAAGGTTATACATCTCGTTATACCCACGAAACAGTTGCTTTAGCATTTGCTTTAACAGAAGAAGCTGTGGAAGATAATCTGTATGATCGTCTTGGTGCTAGATACACAAAAGCATTAGCTAGATCAATGGCTAATACTAAACAAATCAAAGCTGCTGCTGTCTTGAACAATGCGTTCGGTACAGCTGGTGGAGATGGTGTATCTTTAATCAATACTGCTCACCCTCTTGGGGGCGGCGGTACTCTAGCCAATAGAGCTACTACTATGGCGGATCTTAATGAAACTTCACTTGAAGATGCATTAATTAATATCTCTACATTTACGGATGATAAAGGTCTTAATATTGCACTAAAAGGAATGAAGCTAATTGTTCCACCTCAGTTGCAGTTTGTTGCTGACAGATTATTACAAACTCCTGGGCGAGTTGGTACTTCTGACAACGACATTAACTCTATTAAAAATCAGGGAATGATTCCTGATGGTTATGTTGTAAATCATTATCTAACAGATACAGATGCTTTCTTCTTGAAAACAGACTGTCCTGATGGATTTAAGTATTTTGAAAGATCTCCAATGCAAACTGCATTAGAGGGTGATTTCGATACTGGAAACATGAGATACAAAGCTAGAGAAAGATATTCATT